TCTACAATCATTTATCTCAGCAAAAAAAAGGAAAAGAGTGAGAAAGAGGTTGTTGGAAACATTATTAAAGCTAAGACACATAAATCGAGACTCAGCAAAGAAAATAAAGAAGTAAATATACGTCTTTATTATGATGAACGAGGATTAGATCGCTATTATGGTCTCCTAGAATTAGGGGAACTTGGAGGAATGTGGAAAAATGTGGCTGGTAGATATGAAATGAATGGAAAAAAAGTATATGCTAAGGCAATACTTTCAGATCCAGAAACTTATTTTACCGATGACGTTATGCAAAAACTTGATACCATAGCAAAAAAAGAATTTTCTTATGGTTAAAGTATATGATAATACAATTCCAGATGAATTATGTAAAATATTAATAAAATTATTTGAAGATAATATAAAACACCAAGAATATTTTAACGAAGATAGTTGTCCTTGTTTTACTCAAGTTAATATTAACAAAATATCTTTAAAGATTGTTAATAATTTAATACCTTATCTTGCAGATGTATATCGAAGATATCGAAAAGACACTAAAAATTATTATTCACCACCTCTGAAAGAGTTGGAAGAATTTAGAATTAAAAGATATAATACTAGTGGTAATGAAAGATTTGATGAACATGTTGATGTGAATGATATTGGATCATCGATTAGAGCAGTTGCATTTTTATTTTATTTAAACTCAAATAATGGAAATACTATTTTTCCTAATCATGAGTTGAATATTAAACCAGAATGTGGTAGAGTAGTTGTGTTCCCACCTACTTGGGAATATCCACATGCAGGTCTTCCACCCTCAAATAATTCAAAATATATTTTGAGCACTTATATACATTATGGAAAGAATTGAGACTACTATTCTCAGAAACTTAATTTATAATGAAGAATATTCTAGAAAGGTAATTCCTTTTATTAAACCAGAATATTTTGAACAACGATCTGAAAAGGTGATCTTTGAAGAGATAACTCAATTTATTGTAAAATATGGTTCTTCTATTACTATCGAAGCTCTAAACATAGAGACTGAAAATAGAACAGATCTTAATGAGGAAGAAGTAAAGCAAGTTAGAGAAATTAATAATTCTTTTGTTGATTCTGTTGTAGAAAATCAATGGTTATTAGACTCAACTGAAAAATGGTGTAGAGATCGTGCTATATATTTGGCACTGATGGAATCTATTGCACTAGCAGATGGACAGGATGACACTAAAGGAAGGGATTCTATTCCTAGTATTTTGTCTGATGCTTTATCTGTGTCTTTCGATAATCATATAGGTCATGATTATTTAAATGATTATGAGGAAAGATATGAAACCTATCATAAAAAAGAAGATAAAATTCCATTCGACCTTGAATACTTTGACAAAGTTACAAAAGGAGGTTTACCAAATAAAACTCTCAACATTGCTCTTGCTGGAACAGGGGTTGGAAAGTCTTTATTCATGTGTCACATGGCTAGCAGTGTTTTACTTCAAGGAAAAAACGTTTTATATATCACTCTCGAAATGGCAGAGGAGAAAATTGCGGAGAGGATAGACGCTAACCTACTTAATGTTAATATACAAAATATAACAGATTTACCTAAACCGATGTTTGATAGTAAGGTTAGCAATCTTGCTAAAAAAACACAGGGAACATTAATTATAAAAGAGTATCCAACAGCATCAGCACACTCAGGGCACTTTAAAGCGTTGCTTAATGAATTATCATTAAAGAAATCATTTAGACCTGATATAATATTTGTAGATTATTTAAATATATGTGCTTCATCTAGATATAAGGCAGGTAGTAATGTTAACTCTTATTCATACATTAAAGCAATTGCGGAAGAACTCCGAGGATTGGCTGTAGAGAGTAATTTACCAATCGTTAGTGCTACTCAAACCACTCGTTCTGGTTTTGGGTCTAGTGATATTGACCTTACCGATACTTCTGAGTCATTTGGTCTTCCTGCAACTGCTGACCTTATGTTTGCTCTCATATCCACTGAGGAGTTGGAAAGTCTTAATCAGATAATGGTTAAACAATTAAAAAATAGATATAATGATCCTACTATTTTTAAAAGATTTATTGTGGGTATTGATCGTGCAAAAATGAGATTATATGATGTAGAACAATCTGCACAAGATGATATTATTGACAGTGGGAAAGAAGAGGAGTATAATAGTGAAGAGAAAAAACCTAAAAAATCTTTTGGTGATTTTAAATTTTGATAGTTGAGAGAGTAAAATGGTTTAGTGCTGTTATTGTTTTGATTGCCATGGTTTTTCATGTCATGGGATGGACTCCTTGGAATAGTATTCTACAAATGATAGGTGCTGCTGGTTGGGTTTATGTTGGTTTTAAAATGGGAGAACGTGCGATCATCTTAAACTTTCTCCCTCAATTTTTTATTATTATTCCTGGTTTGATTATTCTTTATATACAAAAAAAATTCTAATGACAAAACAAATAGATACTCAAAAATATATTGAGTTTGTAAATGCTGTTACTTCTGAAGAGAGTAAGTATGGTGGCCATTTTCAAGATCGTTTAAGAGATTTAAACTCTAAAGAATTTAAAACGCATAGGGCATTAACTGCTGCACTCGGACTATGTGCTGAGTCAGGTGAGTTTACTGAGATAGTTAAAAAAATTGTTTTTCAAGGTAAACCAGTTACTAAAGAAAATATATTTCATATGAAACGTGAACTAGGTGACATTATGTGGTATTTAATTCAAGCATGTATTCTCTTAGACACTACACCAGAAGAAATCATTGAAATGAATGTAGAGAAGTTGAAGAGTAGATATCCTGGTGGAGAGTTTGATGTTCACTTCTCAGAGAACCGTAAAGAGGGGGATGTATGAAAAATGGATTACAAAAGTTCTGGAGTTGATATCGAAGCAGGTAATGCTTTTGTAGCAAGATTAAAAGAAAAAGTATCAACTATAGGTGGTTTTGGTGGTATGTTTAAAATACCAACTGGATATGAAAAACCTATTTTAGTTTCTGGTGCTGATGGTGTGGGAACTAAAATTAATTTGTGTTCTATTACAAAAGACTATACTACTATTGGTATTGATCTTGTTGCCATGTGTGTTAATGATGTAATTTGTTGTGGTGCTAAACCTTTATATTTTTTAGATTATATTTCTACACCAAAAGTTGATCATAGGGTAGATCAGATTATGGAAGGTATTATAAAAGGATGTGAAATAGCAGGTTGTGAATTAATAGGTGGAGAAACTGCAGAACATCCAACATCAACCGATATTGATTTAGCAGGTTTTTGCACAGGGATTGTGGAGGAGGACGATACAATAAATGGAAAGTCGATTGAGGAAGGAGATTTAATTATAGGTATACAGAGTAGTGGTGTTCACAGTAATGGATTTAGTGTAATAAATGATATGATAAAAAATGGAAAGATTAAAAACGAAGAGGTGCAAGATTTACTTACACCAACTACAATATATTCTTCTCTTGTTATGAATTTACTTGATGAGGTTCCTATACTTGGTATGGCACATATAACTGGTGGTGGTATTGCTGAGAATTTACCACGATGTATACCAGATGGACTAACTGCAAATGTTTGGTATGATAGGTATCCTTTAAAATCATTTAAGTCTCCAGATGTATGGCATATTCCAAATATTTTTTATCAAATTGTATCATCAGGACAAATAATAGAGGAGGAAATGAAAAATATTTTTAATTTAGGCATAGGATTTTGTTTGGTTGTACCAAAAATAGCAGAGTATGATGTCCATAAAAGTATACACAATCACGGATACAATAGTTGGACAATTGGAAAAGTTGCACATATATAATATAGAGTATCAAATGTTACTATGAGAGAACAACTAATTAAAGCACTTCTAGCACATGCACAAGGAGACATTCAAAAACATGTTGCTAATGTAGAGGTTTATTTAACTAATCCTGCAGGTATCGGTGAGCATTCTGATATAACAGAGGCAATTGAAACTGAATTAAATATTATAGCTAAGTATCAAGATCAGATAGAAGTAATAAATAAATACTTTAAAAAGTAATATATGGCAGTCATATCCCAAGATTTATATTCAAAATCTGTGGAGGTTATTAATAATAATCTTTACGATTTTGGTATTTCTATAGATGATAAAAAAACAAAAGGATCTTACATATATCTTGAATGTGAGGAAGATAGATCTGATACAAGATCTTCACTTGAAATGGAACTTGAAAATATTTCAGGTATAACGTGCAGTAGAAAATATATTAAATCCAGATCCTCAATGGATATGACAGAGATTAGTGGTTTTGGTGATAATTTATTTTTAGTATATAAAGATAGAAAGGGTGGTATGAAAGAAACCACTTTAAATGCATCTATAACAGAATTATTTCCTGCCATAGCATTTGAAAAAAAAATTAGCCCTACACTACTCACTGATAAATTTTATAATGAAATAGTTTCTGCTCATGATCCAAAGTTACATGTATACAAAAATAAAACCGCATCAGATGCGGGTAAAGACACAATAGATAGAGCAAGTTCATCATCAAAATTTGAAGATAAAGTAGAAAATGCAAAAGCAATTACAAGATTTTTAATAGAAGAAAATAAAAGAAAAAAAATTAATAAAGTTGTTTGGGGATATCGTAATAATACAAAACCAACTGGAGTGTCTCCAAATCATAAAGGAGATATATTTCTCGTATTTGATGATGGTAATATCTTAGGTGTTTCGTTGAAAGCAGGATCTGCATCATCAGCAGAACCACAATTTAATAGTTATGTTAGACCCATATTTACTTCTTTTAAAAAATTACCAGACTTTGCAAAACTTCAGAAAACATCCTATAACCTTTTTTATAAGGGTATCCCAAACATACCTAAAGAAAGCATGTATGGTAAATCACAAATGACTAAAGTTGTTGGAGCATTTGAAAATAGTAATATTAAAAGATATGAAGCATTGTATGATGAGCAACTTAAATTTGTTAGACAGTATCTTTGTAATATGATGAATCAATATCCAAAAAAAGCAAAGCAATGGTTACTATCAGAAGTAGCTGCTGAACAAGAAGATGTTCCTTTAATAGTTGTAAAGGCAGCAAATGATACAATTAAAATTATTGATGATGAGAATGTAATAAAAGATTGTGTTCAAACTTCTAAGAAAATAAATGGTATAAAAGCATATCCATCAAAAACATCTAAACAAAACTGGCACATTGATTTAACTTGCAGAACTCATACAACTACTTTAAATTTTTCAATTAGAACTAATAAAACTGGAATAAATCATAAGTTAGGTCAATATGTAAATCTTGCTGTGAAGTTTAACGGACTTAAAAAAAAATGAACCCAGAAATAAAAGCACTGGTACAAAGTTTTGAACCTGATTCAAAAAAACCTAAAGATAGGTATTCTGAGTTTTTGTATTATTGTTATTATAATCTTGATAAAATGATAAATAATTATAAGTTTAAAGATTTTGATAGGGAATTACTTATCAAATATATTCTTGCAAATAAGAAAGAGATAACTATACAATTATCCAAATGAAATCATTCTTACAATTTTTATCTGAATCCAAAGCAGTTCAGCAAGCCACACGTATGGGTTTGACTGGTGATGGTCATGGTGGATGGTATGATAAAAATGGTGAGTTTGTAGCAAAAACAGAGAAGGGTGTATTAAAATTTTATAATAAAAGACAGAAAATTGGACAGCAAGATCCTCCACAATCTGATAGAGAAAAAAATTTATCACAGACAACATCTGCACAATCGCAACAACAGGTAGAACCACAACAACCTGTATCACAGAAAGATGATCCAGAAGGCCCAGTAGAACCAGATAAATTAACACCACCTCAAGTTGAAAAAACAAAAGGAACTTTAACCATTGCTTTTGGTAGATTTAATCCACCCACAACAGGCCATGAAAAATTATTAGATACTGTTGCTTCATCTTCTGATGATGGGGATTATGTTATTGTTCCATCAAGGAGTCAGGATAATAAAAAAAATCCATTAGATGCTGATCAAAAAGTATCTGTAATGAGACAGATGTTCCCTAATCATAGTGAGAAGATTGTAAATGATCCTGCCAACAAAACTATCTTTGATGTACTGAAGAAAGCACATAATGATGGTTACACAAATGTAAGATTAGTGGTTGGTGCTGATAGACAAAAAGAATTTGATAAATTGACTAATAATTATAATGGATTACAATATGATTTTGATCAGGTAGAAGTTCGTTCTGCTGGTAATAGAGATCCTGATGGTGAGGGTGTAGAAGGTATGTCTGCATCAAAGCAGAGAAAGTATGCTGCAGAAAATGATTTTGATAATTTCTTAAAGGGTGTTCCTACTGCCATGAATAGAAAATTAGCAAAAGATTTATTTAATAATATTCGTGCTGGTATGAATATTAAAGAAGGTTGGAACTTATGGGAAATTGCTCCTATATTTGATTGGAAAAATCTTCGTGAAAATTATGTAAATAAAAATATCTATAAGGTTGGGCAATTAGTTGAAAACCTTAATACAGGATTTATTGGTAAGATTATTCGTAGAGGTGCTAATTATTTAATCTGTGTTACTGAAGATAAAATTATGTTCAAATCTTGGATAAAAGATGTAACTGAAGCAGTTGTTAATGGAACCACTAAATCTGGTGTTCCAGCACATCAAAGAGAAGTTGGAACTGATTCACTACTAAATTATACTAAGTCAATGGTACCTGGAAGTGAGTGGGGAAAACATTTCATAAATAAGTATAGAAAAAAGTAAGTATTTCTTGGTTTTCAAATGAGTAAGAATATCGTTGAAGAAAATCCTGTACAACAGTCTAGTGCACCATCTCAACCACAAGGTCAAGGTGCCACTGGTGGTCAAGATAAAATTAGAAAGCAGGCTCGTCAACTTGCATATGACGTAAGATATAAAGTAAAGCAAGGATTTAAGGATGGTCAAAAGACTGATCCTGCGTCTTTAAAGAGAGCATATACAACTCAACTTGGTAAGTCACCTGCACCAGGCCCTGTTAAATTACTTGCTAAAAAGATGCTTATTGGTGAGGAGTATGATTTTGTAGATATCTCTGAAACTGTAGATAATGTTGTTTCTAGTGCCGTTAAAAGAATTTTTACTAAGGTAACTAATCTTGAAGATGCTGATGGAAATCTTGCATTTGAAGTTACTGATGTTGTTAGTGAGGAAATTGGAGAGAGAAAATATAAAATTAGAGTAAAGGATAAGAAAACTGGTAAGTCATATGTTCGTATGGCAAACCGTGCCAAAATTTCTGAGCTTAGAAAAAATCCTAATATTGCTTCTGTAGAAATGACTGGATATGGTTCTCCATATGAAGGCGAGAAGAAGAAGGGTTCTGTTACTGCAGCAGTAAAATCAGGTAAAGGTTTATCTGCAAAAGATTATGATGGTGATGGTAAGAAAGAAACACCAGAGGCAGAATATAAAGGTTCTAAAGATAAGGCAATTAAGAAAGCACTTACCAAGGAACATCATCAGAAAGATGCTGATGGTAAAGTAATAGAACATAGTGATGGTACACCAAGTTCTGTTGATGAAGCATTTATTGATGAAGTTAAGGATATTGATATTGATAATAATACTAAAAAAATTGATATGATGAAAGGTAAAAATAAAATTACTATCAACCCTAATCAATCAGAACAAGTCGAGACAATGGAAAAACCAAAGGAAGACTCTAAGGAAAAGAGAGTTAGACTGATGAAGCGTATGATTTTACAGAAAAAAATGCAAGCTGTAAGATCAGGTGCTGGTGCTGATATTGTTGCACATAATGAATTAAAAGGTGAGATAGTTAATGAGAAGAAAGCTGCCAAAGACTATGATGGTGATGGTAAAATTGAATCAGGAACCGATGAATACATGGGATCTAGAGATAAGGCAATTAAAAAGGCGATGGGTAAAAAACATGATTGTGCATCTAAAGTAAAGCATGAAGAATATGGTATTGGTAATCCTGTAAAAGGAATGCATGATCTTGATGAGAGTGGAAATGTAGTGCATTATGATGTGTTGTTTGATCATGGTGTTGAGAAAAATGTTCCTGTTACTTCTTTAGAAATTTTAAAAGAAAGTATGCATGAGCATGTTATTCAGGGTGATGTTATTGAACAAAAGAAACCAAAAAATTGTGGTTGTGGTCAAGATCCTTGCATAACTTATGGTAAAAAAGATAAGGATGATACTATCGAAGAAGATGCTGATAAACTTGCTAGTAAAGCATATGATCGAGCAAAAACATTAGGTGCTAGAAGAAGAAGTTCTTACGAGTATAGAAAAAAAGGTAGTTTTGGGCCAGGTAAGAATGAAAGA